CACACCCTGATTTTGCTGCGTAAGGAAGCTATCCAACGCTTGCAACTTCTGGGCATATGCCTGTCGCTCTTGTTTCACCTGCTCTAAATGAATACGCTCTGCTTCTACAGCTTTGCGTTGTTCAGCTAAAGCCTGAGACTTTTTAGTGTAATCAGTACCTTGTTGATAACCTTTGATAAGTTCGTCAAGTTCTACCTCAACTTCCTCACCAGATGCCTTGACTTTATATCTAGGCTTTGGCTGTTCTTCTTCGGATTCCTCCTCAGAATACTCAACTTCATCAGACGCTTGTAGTTCCTCTGGCTGTTCTTCGGTTTGGCCTTGTTCGGCTTCCTCAGAGTCACCCATTAGCCCCATAAACGCTGAAGCGGCTTGGTTTACATCTAGGCTTTCACTCCCTTGTGGGTTGGTGTTTTCCATTTGTCATCTCAAAAATAGCCAGAAACCTTCTGGACGGAGGGTAAGGTTTCCCTTACAGAATTTTCCATTTCTTCTCTCTAATCACAGTTTCCGAGGCCAAGCCTTCAAGGTGTCCTGTAATTAGTTCTAAAGTCTTAATGTGCCTGTAAGCGTCTTCACGCCTATCAGATTCTTCTGCACTTGTGTTAATTATTACACTAATTTGTTCTTTTTTCAAATTATCTAATACTTCTTTGAAAAAGTCATCATTCAGTAAGTTTTTAGCCCACTGAGCCAAAACTGATTTGTCATTAGAATTCAAGGATAGTCCTATTTAAGTCTATGTTGGCTTTACCGCCACCGCTACCACCAGCAACAGGTGTAAACAAGTTAAAGTAACTGTTACCTCTCGCAGTACCTAAGTCAGCAATCGGGTTATAGGTTGAACCACCACTACCAGCCATAGCCAATAATGTTGATTTAGCTTCTTGGTCACCAAGTTCAGCTAGAACTCGTAAGTCATTGACAGCCAAATTATCATAAGCAACACCAGCAGCCTTTCGGCTTGCGTCATCAGTTCTTGCTATGTTAGCAGCACCTAACAAACCATATTGGTCAACTGTTCCCTCTGGAGTGTTTAGCAAACCATTAACAACATCACCAAAGCTGTAACCTGTAAGAGCATTAGAAATCGTATTCAAGGCAGACAGTTGTGGGCTAGTCAAAGACAACAGACTATTAGCTAACAAAGATGTGTTATCAGTCAATCCACCTACTACGCTACCAACAGTACCAGCGTTACCACTTAAACCAATTGCTACATTGCCAAGAGTATTTAATACATCCTCTGCGCTACCAGCGTTAAGCAGTTGACCAGCAATGTTTGTCAATCCACCAACTTTAGCTAAATCTGAGTTACCTGCCAATATACCTAGACCACTCATCACAGCACCAGTCGTAGCTACATTGCTACCACCACCTGCAACTCCTGACAAACCACCTGTTCCAGTATTTGTGAAGTCGTTGTTATAGATAAGCGTACCAGACAAGTCTCTGCCACCACCTAAACCTGTGTTGGCTGTTTCTGCACCTGTCTTGATAACACCAGAGTCAACACTAGCCATGCCATCAGAACCAACTGCCTTCATGGGTGTAGGCAATGTTCTAGGCTGTGCTTGTAGCAATGAGCCATAAGCAATTCTTGGTTGGTCAGGAACTAACGCACCAATGGAATCTAACAATGACCTTGATGGTGCAAACTGTGTCTGTGGTGTGTACTGACTTTGAACAGCAGAAATAATGTCTTGATAAGACGCACTCTGTGGATTATCTCCACCAACAATCCCACGCAGTTGTTCGTAGTTCATGGTTTTATCACTTAGAAATCATGCTCAACACATTGTTCAACGATGGCGCAGCAGTTGTCGTATTTTGTAATGAAGACGCAATTTCTGGTCTGCTCATAATGTATTGCATATCAGCATTAGACAAACCATAGGTGCTTTGCAAAGTACCCATTGGCACACCTTTAATCATGCTGGCTACATCACCATAGTTGCCTGATTTTTCAGCATTTTGCCAAGCAGAAATAAGGTTAGGGTTTTGTGGTTTAGCAATCATATTTACTACTTGCTCAGTAGTAGGTCTGTTTGCAACCATCTGACCTGCCAAACGCTTTGATTCTTCAAACGATGGGAACAACTCACGGAATTGACCAACAGTTGCTGTTTGTGTTGGAGGAGTACCAGTAATAGGAGTAGTACCAGTTTGCTTAATAGGCATACCAGTCCAATTAGCTGGCAACTTACCTGCAATACCACCACGAGAAGCAATGTAGTCAATATCGCTTTGACCTAAGTTATAGGTTGACTTCAGTTGGTCAGCAGTAATGCCATTTAGCAAACCTGCAATTCCTGTGTAATCGCCAGTTTTCTCTGCGTTAATCCATGCTGTTGACAATGGGTCTTTGACAGTAGGACGAGAGTAGATATAACTAATGTCTTGGTTTGTCAGACCATACTTAGACAGCAATGTAGGTGCAGGAATGTCTTTAATTAAATTGGCAACATCACCATAGTCACCAGTCTGCTCTGCTCTACCCCATGCTTGTGCAACAGGGTCTGTAGAGTTAATAGCGTTATTGATGTTTGTTGTCTGAGCCTGAGTGTATTCAGGAACAGCAGTCCTATCGTTACCTGCTGGCAATGTGCCAAAAGTAGCTTGAACTTGCTCTGGCGTAATTCCATAAGTAGAGGCTGCTTTAACAATATCGTTGTAAGCAGCGTTGGGGTCAGTCTTTAGCAGGTTTACTAAAGCATCTGTCAGTTGTGCTTGTGTATAAGCCATGATTAGCCCTTAATCTCTACGTTAGATGTAATGCCAGCACCAATTTTCATTGCTTTCAATTGTGCTTCTGCTTCAAACTCTTGTTGCTTCATAGCAAAGTAAGCCTGTTGTTTCTCACGCTCAAGCATCAACTTGGCAGCTTCTTTCTCACGCATCAATTGCATCTCAAGAGCAGCCTTTTGTTGTGCCATCTCCATGTCACTCTGTTGTTGCTGTTGCTTCAACTGAATGTCAGCTTGTGCTTTAGCTTGGTTAGCTTGAATCTCAGCCTGTGTGCGAGCCATGATTGCTTGCACTTCTGGAGGCATTTGCTGTTGCTGTGGAGGAGGATTCGAGAGCATCTGGTCTTGCTCTGGTGTGATTGGCTTGTAGAACTCACCAGAATCCTTAAAGCCAGCAATCTCAACCATGCGTCCCAAAGTAGCACGATATTGAGCAGGAGAGACATAAGGATTGGCAGGGCCGTACTGAGCAATCAACTGCTCTTGTTTAGCCAACACCATTGACAACATAGCCATCTGCTCTTGTCGGTTACCAGCACCCAAACCTACGTTAATAGCCACATCGTATTGGTTAGCCCATGTACGAGGGTCAAACTCTACGAACTCTCCACGCATACGCACCAAACGAGGCTTGTCTTGGTACTTGCAGAGCAGATGCAAGATGCCTTGGAACAAAGACTTAACGCCAGTTTCCGCAAAGATTCGAGCCATCAGTTCAATCTTACCTGCGCCAGCTTGTTGCATAGAGGCTACCGCAGCAGCAGTCACATTCTGCAAGATAGATGGGTCTAAGCCCTGTGTAGCATCAGACACACCAGTACGCTTAGACTGGACTGTATCCAAATACTGAAGCATTGGGAAAGCCTGAGCCGCCACGTTCTGCACAACCAATTGTTGAACAGCATTAGGTGACTTGGCACGAATCACACCACCAGCAGTAGATGTAAGCAAGTCATCAAGGTTTACCTGACCTTCAACAGCAACTACTCGTGCATTGTTTGTCAGATATAAGTTATCCAACATCTGACGAGTGATAGTAGTCTTAATCAGTTGCAAGTCTGTTGTTCTGTCAGCAAGTGAGTCGCCAAAGAACTTGTGTGGGATTGGGATAGGGCAGATTGAATGGAATGGAACATAGTCCACTTCTTCAATAGCTTCCTTACCATCTACATCTTGCAGAATCTCGTTTGAAGCGTAGAAAACCTGAGTCAGAGTAGCAATACCTTTGCCATTCATGTCAGTCTTTACATAGCACTCAAAGACCTCAATCTCTTGCATTGATGGGTCATCAGTCTGCACTTGGTAAGGCTGCTCACCAGCAGAGTAACGAGCAACTCGCTCTGGTGTGTAAGCTAGTGCATCGTCCATCTGCAAGCCTTCAACTTGCTTCTTGTTGAAACCCATAGCAATCAAGTCACTACGAGTCAACATCTGACGATGTGCTACAAATGGGCTGTCGGCAATAGTACGAGCCTTTTTGCTAATCAAGAACTCCTCTGGAGGAACATTCTCAATCGTTACTTTGCCTGATTTCTTACGCTTTTGTACTACGACATTGTGCGTAGAACCCATGACTGGAATACCAGTTGGGTCAATGACTGGCTGACCCATTGGGTCATAGATTGGAAACTCTGTCGTATCTTGCTCGACAATTTCCATGCTTTCATCACTCATCAGCATTGCTAACTCGTCATCAGACAAGTCAAAGTAACGCTCTTTAGTAATGTCTTCTTTGTTTTCCCAATATGCTTTTAGGATGCCGTTCTTTTGCATCAAAGCATCTTTGAACCAGTCATGCAGAATGGATACACCTTCGTTGTCACGCAAGAACACCCAATTACAATAATCTGTGGCTTGCTTGGCTGATGCTTCGTCTTGTGGGCCTTGTGGCTCAAAGATAACAATGTTGTCTGAGCCTGTGAAAATACGAACTAAGCTAGGTAACGCACCATCAATCGCTTCTGCTACTTCTCCAGTAACGATTTGAGACTTACCCTCAACTTCATTGCCATATGGCTGTCGGAGATACGCTTCCAGAGCCTGTTTGCGCTGGTCAACAGTTTCTGTTTCAATGTAGCCAATAGCATCATCAATCTCAGCTTGGAGGATTGACTTCAGTTCGTTCTGTTGCATTTTTGTCCTTTGGAGGGCGTCCCATTCGGGGTTTGTCCAATTGTAATCCTTTTACCACATTTTCCAATAGTTCGATGCGGTTTTCAAGTTCTTTCACTTTTGGGGCTAAATTAAGCCCTTGACGTTCTAAATACATCAGACAATCCATTTCGGCGCTTGGTTAATCGGTTTAGACCATGTACTGTGACCTTCATCAAGTCCAAGGGCTAAATAGCGGAATGAGTCCGAGCCATGCGATGACCAGTCATGTAATGGACGCTCATAGAAAATCTTACGCTTTTCATCGTAATCTCTGCGGTAGTTTCTCAGGCAGTTCAGCCCTGTCTGGACTTTAGGAACATTGAACCAGCACCTTGGAAGCAACCTTCTGACAGCTTGGATACCATCATCTAAACCCATTCTAGGCGCAATCTTTATCTCTAGTCCTGCTTCCTCAAGCATCTCTAGTCGGCTTTTGCCAGAACCTAACTCTCTGACCCTAACGTCATGGGGAAGGATATGCTCTGCTTTGGCATAGTCATTGTCCCTAATCCACTTCACATAGTGGTCAAGACCTACACCATGATTCTCGTAGTAGTCAATCAGACGCACCTCAGTACCTACTAACTGAGCAACCCAGATAGATGTTGAATCACCCATACCCAAATCCCAAGCTGTAAATGTACGGCTTAGTTCCTCTCTGGGAATCTCTTGCATATGGTGCTTGTCTTCCAGTTCATTGAGGATTTGCCCATAGTAAGAGCCTTCTACAGCAGCATCAAAGCTACATTCAAACTCTTGGCGGTACTTATCCTCACCCATCTCATTACGAGCAGCCTTGAGTTCTGTATTATCCACTACCCCTGTTTCGGAGGCTTTGAACTCTAGCAAACCCCATCCATCCTCAGTTTCTGCCCTGTCTCGCAGTTCTTTGAAGTGGTTGTGACCTTTGGGTGTACCAATGAACATACACCAGCCCTTGCGGTCAGCCAAAGCGGGCCTAATAATGTCTGTCCAAATCTTAGGATTCTGGTCACCAATCTCGTCTAGGATTACCCCATCAAAGTACTGACCACGCAATGCTTCTGGATTGTCTGAGCCATAAAGCTGAATACGCCTACCCCAGAAGTCAACTCGTAACTCAGAGATGTTGTTAGTACCGCCTAGCGGTGTAGCGTATTTAACGAGATAGTCCCAAGCCACTCGTTTAGCTTGTCCATAGGTAGGTGCAATGTATGCGTATCTAGGTGCTTCCTTCTGATTGAGGATAGCGTCCTTGATTAGATGGTTAATTGCAGAGACAGTCTTGCCCATGCGCCTATGAGCAACAACAACACCAAAACGCTTACTGTCCATCAGTTCATGGATAGCAAGCTGTTGTTCTCTAGGTTTGTAAGGAATCTCGATTACTTCGCCCATGTAACTATGTGCTGAAGTGGTTGTTCAGAGTCTCCGCTTACTGTTACAGATGCCATATCAGGCATAGACTTACGCAATAATATTTCAATTGCCTTCATCCTTGTAGGACTTAAGTCTTCACTTGCACCAAGTGCATGATTTTGCAAAACATTTAGTAATTGACTTACTTGAATTTTCTTGCGTACATCTTCCTGATGTAGTTTATTTATCGGTCTTCCAGCCATGTTTGACTCCTCTAGGGTTGGTCAATGTTAGTATCTACTCACAACGAGTAGATTAAGTATATCACTTCATCTTGCCCATTTTTTTAGCAGCTTCTGCCATAGCAATGGCAATCGCTTGGTCACGGCTCTTTACAACCTTACCACCTTTGCCAGAATGGAGAGTACCTTCTTTGTACTCACCCATTACCTTGCCAACTTTCTTCTGACCAGCTTTTGTCATTTTCATGTTGTTCACCATTTTTCCTTGGCAGCCCAAAAAGCCGCACTCATTTTGCCTTTTGCAATGTTTTTGGCATGACGAGCCATAAAACTTTCTCTACGATTCTTGTCAGCCTCAGATTCACCAGCTTTCTTAGGTGAGCCTTTTACGCCTTGTTGACCAAAGCGAATAAGTTTCACATCATCACCACTCTTTGCCAAAACAGCATGAGATTTAGTGGGGTGATTAGGAGTCTTCTTAGGCTTGTTATAGCCAGAAAACTGCTCTGTGCCTCGTTTAATCACTTTTTAGGCTTCTTTGCTTTGTTCTTTGCAGTACGCTCACCACGCACAGGCATAGGTTTAGGCTTCTTCATCAGCTTCTGCATCATCTCCAGAGCCTGTTGATTCGTTGTTCCCATTGTCTTTCTCCTGAGTAATTGGCCCACCACTAATCCATGCTTCACAGGTACGCTTAGAAGCACACTTAAAGTCAAACATCTCGCAATATCCTAAGTCACCAGCATCAATGACTTCCCATGCGTCCATCTCGTTGTCGCCCATCTCTAAACCACTCTCAATGCAAGACAGCATCTTAGGTGTTTGGATGAAAGCAGCGCAGTTACCACAGCGAGACTTTTTGGCTTGTGCAGGGGCAATACGCCATGCACGAGAGATTTCACGCCAGTAATCCATGTTGGATTCGTTGGGATTCATTGGGCCGTAGTTAGCCTTCTCAATCGCCTTCTCACGATTCTCAAGATTGACAGCTACATCACCTGTCGCAACTGGACAGGCTTCACCCTTCTTCTCTTGGTTTTGTATCTCAATCTCGATTTTTACTGAAGGTTCTAACAAGCCGCTCATGGCAATCCTCATGGAGTTTGCGTCATTTTCGCACAAAAAAAGAGAGAACTCAATCTCTCTAAGGAAACCAAATGGCAACTTGGTTAGGAATATTGTGCCTTATCCGATAAGTTTTGCAAGCGTTTCGTTTAATACCGACATTTCGTCATGTTTCATCACAGACCAAATCCTAGATTGTCCGTGGATTCCGTTGTGTGGCCCTTGATGGCAGTCTCTACAAAGCGGAATACACAGGTACTGGTGATGTTGCTTAATGTGGTGAGCATCGCTTGGCCCTGCTTGACCACAAACCCCACAAGGCATCTCTTTAATCCTTGCTAGGTGCAGTCTTTCCCGCTTTGTAAAACTGTTATTCAATTTCTACCACCTTATCACCTCTTGACTTTAAGTAGTCTTTTGTTTTCTGAATGTATCTCTCAAACTCACTTCGAGGGATACTGGACTGTTGCAAGTCTGCGAATTCAATCAAATCACGACAGGCTTGGATACCCTCCGCATCTAAAATGACACGCATAGTTTTTTGATAGTATCCAGATGCTTTGTGGAGGCTTGCTTGCGCCTTCTC